AGAGTATGACACAGTTCTAGCCACCTAGACTTAGTATAGGTATATACAATCTTATAAAGATTACTCATACTTTCTTTCAAAAACTTTCCATTTTGAACCTTGTTTCTTTACGTTCAAAACGATACACTTTATCTTGTGGTCTTTTTGGAACTCTATAATGTCACTGGCTTTCGCCCATGCGTTTGTCTTAATTTGTATAGCCCAAAGAACACCTTTGGAATCAAAACATAAGCCATCATAAAGGTTCCATAAGTCAAGAGCATAGTATCTAGAATCCTGACATTGTACTTTGTCTTTAAACTTTGTGTGGGCTTTAAGCCAAATGTGATTATGTTTTTGTTGCAATAGATATTTTGTAGCGTGACCATTACTGATTCTCATTCGTTGCCTATTATGCATAACTCACATTGGTACAATCCTTCGTCTATATCAAACAATTCCACGTTAGAAGTATAACACTTGTTACAAAGTCCAGTCAATAGGGGGGGTTATTCCCCCCATCTAATTAACTAATCGGTAGCCAACCACCTTGTCAGCTAAGTTAAACCAACAAGCATTAACAACAACATTCAGCCTTTGGTGTACGACAAATACCACATAACCTTTGAGCACTTGCACGGTGTTCCTCAACGTGTCTGTCACACAGAACTTTTTTTGACTCAAAGAAATAATTACAGTCGTCGTATAACTTGCCTTCCATTCCACACTCATACATCTTGTAACCTTTGAACATACCATGTTCTCTTTCTTCCTCAAAGTATTCACCTTGTATTCTATGCTCACATTTTGTCCCACGTTGAAATGGTTTGCACTTGCAAGGTGGCGAACCACATTCACACTTAGCCAAATATACTCTCACACTCTTTGCATTTCATGTTTCCAAAATGGTTGTCAGAACCACACATTCTACATTTAATTCTCTTTGTCATTTTCGCACCTCTCGTTATGTTGTTTTGACCACTTGACTAAAAAGTATATCTTTATTGTAAAGCCGACTATTGAAATACTTAGAAACAAAAAGTTTTGATACAAAAACATATTTGGAAATACAAACAACGGAACCACCGTAAGTCCTAATGCAAGATTCAAAAAGAATCCAGACCAAATTTTTCCAATCCTATACCATGCGTAATACCCTACGACTGGTATGAAGAATAGTAAAAATTGGGTGCTAAGATTTACTGGTTTCATTTTATCACATACTTGAACAAATAAAAGTCATTTAAAATTTTGTTTGTCACCTCTACACATTTTTCACAGTCCTTATTATAGAACTGTTTTTGAGAACCACATTTTTCACATGGTGTCTTATTCATATCATAAATTGTTTGATACATATCAATAGACATTTGACCACCTCTGAATTTTGGTGGTGGATAAAGTCCATCTTCATTCCAACATAAATGTTGAACTATTTCTGCAACTTCAGAATATGAAATTTGTTTATCATTGACTAATATTATCCAGTCATTCTCACCCTTAACACCTTTCACAAATTTAATTGTCATGTTCTTCGCCCTCAAGAAATAATTTTAATATTTTAACATATATTCTAAATGCACTAGTAGCGTGTTTACCTTTTCTTCTTCTATACCATCTTTTACTACTTACGGTATATTCTTTAAAATAAATATCCACTAAATCCTGTTGAGTTATACTGTAACCCTTTTTACAACATAATATGTAAATTAATGCTGGTGCAAACAGGATAGGATTAGATGTATATCCATGTTTGTTACTAATTAAACCTTTTTCAGCTTGTTCAATTCTAATTTTTCCATAAGATTCATCAAACCATTTTATATCATCTTCTTCAAAAACAATATTAGTATGTTTTTCAATTCTATTAATTCCAAATTGGATATAATTTAAAATTCTATCTGATATACATTTTGACTTTAATTTAATTTCGTTTATATCTTCGTAATAATTATTTTTATTTTTTAAATAACTCATTCTTCTTTGTCCTCGTCTTGTTGGTCTGATTTTTTGTCAATAGAAAAAAGAGTAGAATTGTCACTGTCTAAAATTTGTGACATTCTAAATTGGGTGTAACACATTATGCTTTTATCCTTATTGCATTGTTACCCTTGATGTTTTCAACATATACACCTACGGATTTTCCAATCCAAGCAGTAGATTCGCCACCAAAGTTATCAATTAAGAAATTGATATTTTGTAGGTTTAAATTCCACTTTTGTTCAGATGTTACACCGTTTTTTAATACCTTCACAGAACATTTAGGTTTGATACCAAAGTTAGTTGATTCTTCTCTTGCTTCCGTAAGAATTTCGAATCTAACACCTTCAATACCTACCAAGTCGTTTCCACTTATGTATTCTGAATCTGTTTTTTCAAATTTTGCCATTGTTTCTGTTTCACCTTCCTGTGGGTCTGTTTGTACCCCACTGTTAATGTTGTCCAATATTCCCTTCAAGGTCGAGTCATTAGGGAATATCTTATCGAGATTTTCTTTGACTCTTTCATCAGAGTTCACTAAATTTCCCAGATAGTTTTCTAAGGTATGCTTTAAAGTCATTATACCCTGCCCTTTAGATATTCTTTCAAAGCTATGTTTACTACTGCCTTGACTTTGAGGTCGTCTCGCTTACATAGTTTGTGAATTTCTGCGAGTACCTCGTTGCTTACGGCAACAGTTGAACCATTGTTATTTTCTGACAACAAGTAGTATAGAATTATTTGCTTTAATATATCTTTCTACAACAATCTGACTTTTGTTGTCTTGGATTTCTTTTTACCTTTGGATTTCTTTTTAGGCTTGGATTCAAATCCAGCAAATTCGTCTTTAGTTTTTCTACCAAACATACTTTCTGATTTGCTTTTCTTTTTCTTCTTGGTCTTTAACAGACCTGAAGACGGAAATGCAATTCTGTTTTTAGTTCCAGCCGTCAATCTCATGTCCTGTCTTTCCAACTTTGTAACTTTCTTTTGACCGTATGTGATTTCTTTTCTTTTGTACATTCCCATGATATTGTCAAGTCTTACATTACCAATGAACCCAGCCTTCTTACCACGCTTTCTTTTACCTCTTGTTTCTGTTTCTTCTACTTTTGGTAAAACAAAAGGTAATGCTTTTGGACGTTGTGTTCTGGACTGAGTTTTAATTGGTGATGAAAAAGATAAAACAGTTTTTTGTTGAGTCATTAGTTTACTTCCAGTATCTAATTTTAATCCAGTTTCCATTCTCATTCCAGTTTTTAATCGCTGAGGTGTCTTTAGTTGTTGTTGTGTTTTTAATGCTGTTTCTTGTACTAGACCAGTCTTAATTTCTTGTTGAATTTTTACACCAGTGTCAACTCTAGTTGAAGCCAGTGCCTTAGTACCTACTACTGCACTTGCCTTTGTTGCAGTTCCAACTATTGCAGAACTGTAAGGCGAAGTTTTAACATCAGCTTTTGCTTCTGCTCTTGCAAACTCTTTTAATTTTTTACCCTTACTACTAGACTGTGGTGCTGGTTTATCTAATGTTTGACCAGTTTTACTAGGGGGTAAATCCATAGTTTCTTTTGTTTGTGTAGTACTGGTTTTTTTGTATGTTCCAAGTATGTTTGATTTTTCAGGTTGTGGGTCATATTCTTTTGGTAACTTTCTAGCTTTTTCCATTTTACCAAGAGCTAAAATTGATTCTTGTGTGTCAGGTCTTAATCTAGCTTCAATTAACCCCCCTTGTTCTACCAGTTTTGCTTGTCTAGTAGGTTCAGTAGTTTTAGTTCCCACTTGTGATATTCTTTTAGGAACTTCTTCACTACTCATAGCGTAAAGATTATCTTTTGTCAAAGGTACTTTATACAAAAATTTATCTTCTTTTGATATTGGACTTGTTATACTTCCTTTGAATCCTAATGATTTCAATCCCTCAATATCTAATTTACTTCCAGTTACAAGTAACTCATCAGATTTTCTTATCATTTGAGGTGTATCTGAATAGTAAGCAGTTTTACCACCCTTACCAAATTTCACAGTGATTGCTGAAACTGTCTGTGGAAAACTTTCAGTTGTTACTGGTGTTATAACATAGGTACTACCAATTTTTTCAATTTGTCTTGGAACTTCAGGGGGATAATTTTTACTACCTATTGCTTCAGCTTGTTTCATTCTACTTCGTGTCAATGGATTGTATGGAAAAGTTAAAGTTGATTTTACTGCCCGACCTGTAACCATAGTTGCTTGTACTGGTGCTTTGATAATATTTGGAATTTTGGTACTTTGAACTATATTATAACCAGTTCGTGTTGCACTTCTTTCAACTGATTGTACAGTTGGTGTGATTACTTTAACACCTCTACGAACTGCTTGTGTACCTAAAGATACAGCCTTACCCCCTGCTATCCACATCAAACCTTCGGCTGGTAATTCCAATACAGCCCTTAACGGGTCTTGTTTAACATAATTGTAAGTTCCAGTAACACCTGTACCTCTTAACGGCTGACCCTCAATAACATCATCAATAGTACCACTGATTAATACATCACTACCAGTTCTATAAATTGGAATTTGTTTATCTTCAGGTTGTGTTAGATTAACTGCACTTGAAGCTACACTAACCAATGGTGATAACATTGTACTTCCAGTTAATCTAGCTGTACCTACCCAGTCACCCGTTTCTCTAGGGTCTGGAAGTTCACCTGTGTAAACGGCTGGTGCATACATGAGTCTATTCCAAGCTTCATTGTCAGTTCCAGAAAATACTTTTTCTTTTGGTTTTGATTTTACATATTCTTCTGCTTCTTTTTGTGTACCGAATGTTACTGGTGTAGTTGCTTGAAATGTTTGACCACTCATTAAAGGAAAAACGGATTTTTGATTACTTGGTACAGTATAATCATACATCTTATCTAAGTATGATTGGCTAGGGGTAACACCAAAAGATGATACACCTTTTTGTTCTAATGGTTTACCTGAGTCAAGTGTACCTACTTGTGGGTCTTTTAAGTTTGTAAATTTAAAAGCGATTGAATCTTTTACTGGTTGTTGTTGTATAACCTTTGGTTTGAATACATCAATTCTTTCTTGTGCCAATTCTCTTTGTCTTAATTCAGTAGTGCCAGCTTTTCTCATTTGATAAGGCTGGTCTGTTTTTCCAACAAACATAGGCGACTGTGTTCTAAGGTCACCCATTTCTGTTCCACTTGTTGCAGGCATACTTGCACGTTGTCTTGCTTCTGTTAACTTTTCAGAATAGTCAGGTTTGAACATTGAATCAGGTGCAGTCTTTGCAACAAGTCCACGTTCTTTTAAGAATGTGTTTAGATTGCCAGTTGACTTGCCAGTATAACTTTGAGTAGTCTGAGGTGTTGTTAATGCAGTTGCGATACCAATATTTCCAGCACGAAGTTCTTTGACATATTCTTGTTGTCGTCTGTTTGCTAATTCAATCTCACGTTGTTTTTGAATAATTTTCATAGCTTCAGATGTAACATCTTTTCGTATGTCAATCAACCCACCAGTTTTTTTATACAGTTCGTTACTTTCATAAACTCTCATTCGTTCATAATAATCATCTTGTGATTCACCTTTCTTTTTAGGACTGATTAATCCACCAGTCATTTCTGAAACTAAGTTCATTTGTGCGTCAAACTTTGCGTCTTTTCTTTGACTTATTTCTGAAGCTGACATATCATGGTTTATTGCATAAGTCGAAGCCATAGCAGAACTGTGTACTTTTTCTTTTGCTGACATTGAAGCATAAGCACTTGCGACATTTCTTTTTGCTTGTGCACGACTTTGTTGATATGCTTCTTCAGATTTTCCTGAAGGGTCAAGGACTGCTCTCATGGCTGAGTCACGAATTTTTCCTGATTGAGTTCTTTTACCGATTGCAGATACTTTTTGTAAATCTGCTACTGATACGTTATACCCCCTTGCCTTGTATGATTCTACTGCTTTTTCATAATATGATTTATGAAAACGGACATTTGTATAACCTCTACCAGCAGATAATATAATATCACCCTTCATTAATTCCACCCCACCAACTTGACCGTAGTGGATTTTTTTACTTATTGATTTATCACCTGAATTACTTTTCAGGTATGCTTGGTAAGCGTCCTCACGAGCTTGTGCTTCTCGTTGTACTCTTTGTTTTTCTTCAGTAATTTGTTGTTGGTAACTTGTGATTAATGCTTCTTGTTTTTTTATTTCAGCCTGTCTTGCTTGTTCAGCTTTCTTTTTAACTTCTTTTGATTCCTCAACTGCTTTAGAATATAATTGTGGAATCTCTTTATCTAAAACTTGAACAGTTTGTTTTGCTTGTTGTTGTTTTTTGATTTCTTCTCTATATTCACGAACCTGTTGTACTTGTTTAGGACTGACAACTTTCATTTCTATGTATTGTGATTGAAGTAATCTTTCTTTATATTCAGGGTCATCAGGAATTTTTTCAGGAAGTGTACTTCTTGTCTGTGCCCTTTTTTGTATGGCTTCTTCATAAGCTTGTCGAGCTTCATAATTTTGACCCTCATAAACTTCAATTTCAGCTTGTGCTACTTCACCAGCTTGTTTTGCTGTTGCTTCTGCTATTTGCTTCTCTAATTCTTTTTCTTTAGCAGTTTTTACCATTGGTTATTCAAAGTCGACTAAGTTAATTAATGTTATTTATATAGCAGAACAACATTGAAAGTTTGAATGTCTGAAATTAGTATTATCGAGTTTGCAGTTTACGCCTTTATTGCTTATTCAGGTATGCTAATGCTAATCATTTCTACTATTCGTGAAGCACCACAGACCAAATCACAGTCGTTTACCCGTGCCATGTATCTCATTCCTTCAATAGTTTGTGCATTTTTACTGGCTGGTATGGGTGAAACAATCAGTGTAATTGACATGGAACATGAAGAAGTTCATAATCAGAATAACACGGTTATCAATATTTATGAACATTATAGAATAACTTTAATCAATCCAATTTGGATAACTGTCAACTTTATGTTTGGTATTCTAATGACATTCCACTTTATCATGCAGACTTTACAGTTGTTATTGTTTAGAGAATAAAATTAGTCTTCAACAAGCCAAGCCCATTCAGGTCTTTCTTCATATTCATCAGTCAATTAATATTGTTTCCTCTAAGTAACATGATAGTCCAAATGGATATTAGTATGATGTATATCATTGAAATACCAGTGACAAAGATTAATGGTATTCCCATATATGCAAGAAGATTGAATACATAAGTTCCACTCATAACTTGGAATATAAGATATACCATAGCACCAGCTTGTGTAATTGGATTATCTGTAACTGAATCTTGGTCAGCCATAGTTAGTTGCATTTGTGCTGTTTGATATGACAGATTTGAAAATGTTGAATTTGTACCTGAAATCCATTGATTAGTTGGGTCAGCATAAGTACATTCTATTTCAGTTACATAAGTCTGATTACCAAACCCACCGATTAAACTGTTAGTAGAATCATAACAACCAGCAAAAGTGTCAGATATATTATTAATTGAAGTTCTTAAATCAGTACCAGTAAAACCCCCTGTGTCTGAGTCATACACTTTCATTTCAATTCCCATTGGGTCACCTACTACTGCCTGAACGCCTAAGAAAGCAAATGAAAATATGTATGCTGTTATGATGATAACTATTGGCGTGTCCATTATCTATTCCTTTGGATTCCCCATGCTAAGAATATTACTAATGCAACAACGCCTACAAGCACTGTTGGTAGTGAAATGATTCCAAAGAATGACAGTGCGAATACTAGACTTGCAGATAGCAGTACACCGACTATTGGTGATACTCTGTTAAATCCTACCATTGAAATTAGTATGACAAACAGTCCGACAACATCTAATGCACCAAAGCTACCGTCAGTTCCATACTCACCAGTTTGGAAGGCTTGAATCTGTGTTACTAGAGGAATGTTTGGCATACCAGTTGACAGATTGGTCTGTGTCATAATGTATGTTGCAGAAACACCATCATCTTGTGTACTTTGCTGAGGTGCACATTCAACTTCAATTACTTCGTTGTCAATGTCATGGAACTCAAATCCTATAACCTGTTGATTGGCGTTAGCCGAGTTTACTTGTGCCGTCATATCTTCACCTTCCACATACTGCTCTGTCTTTTGTGCGAACTTGTAATCCACATCACAGGTCATGCTATCCCACCATGAAGGATAACCTACTTGTAATGTGTCAGTTGCAGTTCCGTTAATGGTTTGGGTTTCTCTTTGGAACTCTATGACATTAACTGTTTGTTCACTTACTGAATCAATGTCAAACCAGTCAATAGTACCTGTGGTTGGGTCATAGGCTACAATGGAACCGTCAACATTTGTAGTTACAGTGACATAGTTGCTGAATCCAGAGTTGCCTAAAGGCGAAATAATCTTTACGCCAAAGATGTATGTAGTATCATAATCCAGTGTTGGTGCAAAGTTGGAATAAGTATTGGTTGTAGTTCCAGCACTGGTAATAGGGGTGGTTACACTTGCAGTTACTTCAGAATAATAAACTTCATAGTTTGTAATTTGTCCCTGATAATATGCTGGTTCGTCCCAGTCAATTACTGCACCAGTTCCAGTTATACCCTGTGCTATCATTCCAGTGATTTCAGTTTCAGGTGTTGTGGTTACAGTGTTTGAATCTACACTGTCACCTAATGATGATACTGCAACTACTTTGTAATCATAAGAGTTTCCAAATACGATTGGTGTAAAGTCAGAATGAGTTGTTGTAGTTACAGTTGTGAGTAATGAACCATCTCTAAATACTTTGTAACCAGTTACACTTGCGTCACTAGATGGCACAGTCCAAGACAAAGCAGTTGTTCCAGTTGTTACAGATAACACTGGTGCACTTGGAACATCACCAGTTGTAATGGTTGTTGTGACAAATGCAGTTGACTCGCCAACATTGTTTAATGAATGAATCTTGAAAGTATAATCTTGGTTCAATGCAGTTGGAACTGTGTCAACATAACCCAATGCAGTTGTAGTTGTGATTAAACTAAATGCACCTGAACCAGTCTGTCTGTAAACGTTATATCCAGTTAGGTCAGAACCACCCGTACTTGTTGGCAAATCCCATGAGACTGTAACGTCATAAGGTGCTGAGTTGATACTTGGTATGACACTACTTGCGTTTAATGGACTGGACGGAACCGTTGCAGTTGTTATACTGTTAGATGGCGACTGTCCACTTGCACCTACTAGGTTCGTACTGGCAAAAGTATAGTACCAAGTTCCAGCACTAGGAACTGTGTCAGTAAAGTCCAAGTCAGTTACGGTTCCAACTGAAGTGAAAGTTATATCGTCAGCACTTCTGAATATTTCATATCCAGTGATTGTTGAACCACCTGAAGATTGTGCAGACCATGAAACATCAATGTCCAATGGTGATGGATTTGGATTGTTAATTGCAAGTGTTGGCGTTGCAGTTGGTGTAGGTGGAACTGTTGGGGTTGTCGTACTTGTCGTACCACTGAATCCACTGGTTCCATGTGTACTCAAACTCTTTAACTTGTATTCAAAAGTACCACCGCCACTTGGAACTGTGTCAGTATAACTTGTAACTAAACCAGTCGTATCAATTAGTACACTGTCACGATAGATTTCAAATCCCGTAAGTGTTCCAGTACCAACATTAGTTGGTGCTGACCATGAAACAGTAATGTCAAGTGGGTTTGTGTTTGGACTGTTAATTGTACTGCTTACAGAAGTTGGAACATCAGGGGGTGTTCCAGCTAGTCCAGATACAAATGGTGTAAGGAAATCAGAATCACCAATGGCATTAGTAGCCTTGACAGTGTAATAATATTCATTACCACCAGTTACATTTGAATCGTCATACTCAGTTACAGAAGCACCAGTTGTATCAATTTGAGTTGGTTCACTTCCTTTGTCATAAGCCATTTCAACTTCTGTTGAAGTTAACACATCAGAGTTTATGAAATATTCATCAATCATTCCGTCAAGATTGACTGTATAATCTACACCAGTATTAGAGCCCAAACTTGTACTATCAGTTACAGTGGAACCAACTTGTGCACCGTTCTGATAAATTTCCCAGTCGTTGCCATCTCTTGTGAAAGCGTAATGTTGTGGGGTACTTGTGTTGTCCGTTAATCCTGTGGCTGAGATGATTTCATTTTCTGTCATAAAGACTAGATTATCAATCACACCGTCAGCTAGCCCAGCATAACTTCCATCATATTCTTTAATTCCCATGTATTGTAAACCTGTTGTTGCACCAGTGCTTATCGTTCCAAATATCTCACTAGGAGCTCCGTTGTAAGTTGCAAGTGTTGTATATGTATCATCAGTGTATGTTCTACCAACGTAAGATGTTTCACTTAATCTTTCAAGTTCAAAATAATACGTTGTACCTGTACCCCAATAAGCTCCACTTTGTGAAGCGTCTTGTGATTGATTGAAATTATCGGTTCCATCTTTATCATGAATATTATACCCATCAGCTGAAGCTACACTTGGATGATATGTCCAAAGTAGTCCGATACCTTTTTGGTTTGTACTATATGACACTGTTTCGTCACTGTCATAAAGTCCAACAACAAAATATCCTAATCCTCTAGTTAATGAAGAAAAAGTAACATCCCATCTTAATTTCCATTTATCATCAGGTATAGTTCCAACACCCAAATCATAAACTATTGAATCGTTAGAACCGTCGGCGTCAGAATAAATGTCAATATTATCATTTGAAATATTTACTCTAATGTTATTGTCACTTGTTGACCATACAGTATCAGCACTTGTTTGAGTAGAGTAACTAGAAAAGTCCTCTACAAATTCGGTGTTTTCATCAACACTTGCACTTGTTGTTCCGACATTGAATGTTACGTCATTGAGTCCGAGAAGTTTGGTGTTAGTTGGTGGTAGTATTATCTGATTCTCTAAAGTATTTCCAGTTTGTTCAAAGTTATAATGAACTTTTAATCCATCAGTGTCAGGTGTTGAATCGCCACTACCTGAATTATACAACGCAGAAACTTCTGAACTGCTTAATGCTTTATGATAAATTAAGAATTGGTCAATTTCGGCTTCAATATGATGTGCTGTATTTGCACTTTTTCCAATGTATTGTTGATTTGTACCATCATTAGTTATTCCCCAATCAGAATCAGCAGGGGTGTTATCTGCTAAACTTCCATCAATGTATAATTTTACAGAGTCAGTAGGTAGATTGCCTTGTTCATTTGCTACTGAATCATCATACACACAAACTAAATGGTGCCAGTTACCATCAGCAGTCACAGTAGTTGAACTGACTGTTTTATCATAATCAGTTGATGAGTCACTTGTTCTCTTTCCACAATTAACTTGATTGTTTGTTTCAATTCTCAATATCATATCTTCTTGTTTTGAGTCACTACCTGAATCAAAAGTAGAGAATACATGGTCTATTGTATTATCTGCATTTTTCTTTACCCAAGCTGATATGGTTATGTCAGAATCATCAATTAATATAGAATCATCAGTAATATGCACACTGTCATTACTTCCATCGAAAGACCAAGAGTTTCCAAGTATTCCAGTTACACCAGTCGTTGCACCGTTGTTGGTTCCGTCATAAGTTGAATCTCTAGTTTCGTCAAGTTTAACCCATGAACCAACTGAGAAATCATCAGTGTTGTCAGGTAGGTTACTATCAGTAAAACTTAGGTCAGGGGATTGAAGTCCTGTTCCAATTACACCTGTTGTTGAAATAGCTTCCCCTGAACTTAATTCAGTACCACCGTTGTTATGAGAATATAATTCAGTAATTTCAGTTGCAGATAACTGACGTTTCCATATAGATAACTCATCTATATCCCCGACAAATTTTTCACTACCATTGTTAGTTGCACCAATTTCCATGTAATTGTTTGCACCATTAGTAGAATAAGTATCACATACAGCAGTTACAGTATTTTGGAAAACACCGTCAAGGTATAGATGGAATTTATCCATACCTGAAACTCTTTCCCCGACAATAGTAACCATGTGCCAGTCAGTGTCTAAGGGTGTTGTAAAAGATGTTGCCCCTTGTGAAGAATATGGGATTAATGTAACCCAATATGGGGGGGAACCACAAGCCCTATTATTGAATATTTTGAATCCGAATTGGTCGTCAGTATGAATATAACCACCAAATCCATATCCACCTGAAGAAGCACCTTGAACATTACTATACATATAACCTGTTAATACATGGTCGGCACTATCTTTCTTATACCAGTTGTTTATTGTAAAGTCAGTTAAACTTCCACCCTGATGAATAAAACCAAAGTCAGATTTTGTTGCACCAATATTGTTAAAGTTTCCAGAACCAGTAAAACCAATACTGTTGTCAGCAATACCAGTATTTCCATAAGTTACACTACCTGACAACGTTCCAGTTGAATCAGCCAAACAGCCAGTTGCAATATCTGAACATGAACTGGATATTGTTCCAGATGTTTCGTCAAGTTTGTAGTAAGCGTGTAAGTCAGTTGTATCAAATGTTGTTGGTATTGAAATTGGAATTGTGTTAGTTGATTTATCCTCTAAACTTCCATTTTCAACCCCATGTGTCAAAAACTCGTTGTTTGTAAAGTCCACACCGTTAGCATTTGCAGAATTGTTTGGCAGTTCAGTTAGTGCAAACTCGTTTAGTGTTCGATACACCTTGTAGCCTGTGATAGGTGTATTACCTGTATCAGTTGGTGCTGTCCAGTCAAGTTCTACTGGAACACCTGTGACAGTTGTAAGTCCAGTTGGTGGTTGTGGTATAGTTGGAACTGAGTAAGTTACTGTTAGTTCAGGTGTTACATTTGAATCAAACACTATTTGGTAATTAGATGATGAGGGAACTTCATTATCCATTTTCACACCAAAAGCTGTCCACCCTAAAGATAAATTATCACTAACGTAAGAATCCCCTGAACTTCCTAAATCTATTTGATTACTACCAACATTTACACAACTTGAATCATTATCTAAAAGAACTTCATCACTACCAATAGAAACAAAATTTGAAGTGTCAGTATTTACACTTGGTTGTGTGTCCATACCAATCCAATCACAGCCAACACTTCCTGTTACAGATGATGTTGTAAAATCAATTACAGAATTAGTAATTATAGAGTTTGTTGGAATTGAAGAAATATCCCATTCCATATATCCTCTAGCACAATCACCTGCAGTTGTACTTTTGTAAGTAGTTGGTTGTATGTTAGTTACATATCCGATACTAGAATTAGTATCACATACGTTGTTATTTCCTGTATCCCATACAGTTCCTTGTTCAGTTAAATTAGAAGAAGTAAATGTTGGGTCAATTTCCAGATAACCTACAAAGTCACCTGAAGCAAAGTCCATATTGACTTTGTAATCACCATCAAAGATTATGTTAATGTTAGATAGTGAATCAATACCAGTATCAAAGTCATAATTAATTGAATCGGTAATGGCTAGGATTTCTGCTTGGTTATCTATGATGAATTGCCTGTCAAAAGATTGTCCATTTAGTTCTGCTATGTTAATTGTTTGGTCACCTATGGTTATACTTTCACCAGTGTGAATTGTTTGTGAAATTCCAAGTTGTTCGTCACCATCATGCCAAACTTTGAAAGTTTCTTTGAACCCATGAATAATATCTAGTCTAATTTCTTGTGAAAATTTACTTTTTTCAATTCCAGTAGTAGTAATTGTTTCCCCATTGTAATATCCGATATTAGTTCCGTTAGATGATTGAATCAAATCAAAGTTTGCGTTAGTTGCATTGACGTAAAAGTTCTCAGTAGTTCCAGTGTATGAAATAAAAACATCTTCAGTAATATCTTCAGTGATTACTTTGGTACTTTTAAGAAAGACACCATCTTCGTATCTGTCAACTGTGACAGTACAGGCTTCATCATTGATTGGCAAGTTTTGCCATTGACCATTATTCAAGTATGTTGCAACTGCACTTACACTTGGTATAACTTGTTCACCGTCAAATCCGTTTCCGTAGATACTATAACTACAACTGTTCTTGTCAAAGATAAATGAACCAACGGCATTAGTGTTAAAGATAACTTTGTCACCAGTATTGCTTAGTGCATAGTTTTGCCACCCACCGTCCATAATTCTTTCAGGGTGTGATTCCCAAACTGCTTCACCTATGAAAAAGTTTTCAACGAGGTCATAGTTCTGACCTTTGGTTTCAACTATCTCACCAAATGCTACTGGCACAGATAAGACTAAAGCTAGTGCTGATATAATTGCGATTTCTGTACGCATGATTAATCACGCCCTCTAGCACTTGCAACCATTAAGACTTTGATTACTAGAATGAATATTCCTATACTTGGAATCAATGGAATCAAATACTGTGTAGTTTCTTTGGTCTGATTATACATATCAATCCATTCCTGTGTCATTGAACCGTTAGTCAAATTATTTTCCATGACAGTAAATACAGAACCAAGTATCATTGGTGCTATGGTAAACATTACACCATAGGAAATTATAAAAAGTATAACCGAAAATCCTAGAAAGATAAGGCTACTCATGCTAACTAAAAGTGTGGTGTGTACTTATTAAAGTTATTTAAAAAAGTAAAGAGTATAAGTTTTTTAGGCTTATAACATCTTGACTACTGTCAAAATTACGACTGCTGCAATTACAATTAATACAATAATCAATAATGCATATGCATTTTGAGTTTGTTCATTGTTTGCTTCACATTGAGCTGCCCAACCAGTTTGGGTTGCACCAACGGTATCGTCGTAATCTGAGAGGTTTGTACAATCTTGGACACTGTTGCCCAAAATTTGAGTACCAATCCCAAGTAAAATAGCTATGCCGATAAAAGCACCGACTAAAGCCATGATATTGTTCTCGACCATATTGATTACTCTCAAATAATTCTAGTATATAATGTTAAAGTAAACTCTAGGCGTGAATTAGTTTCTTGTACGCCAAATAATCATTCTTGTTAAGAGTCCACCAAATGCTACTGCAATTAATATCAATGCATAAGTCAAGAACACTTCTGGGAAGAATGTATAACTTATTGGAATGAATAACAGACCAATGATAACTGGGTATAACACATTATGATATTTGATATAAGACATGATAACAAAGATAGTGACAATAATCATAGAGAAATAACCACCAGTGATATACTCAAACGGCATTAGTGCAAAGTCCAAGTAATCCTCATCAGCTCCACAGTTATCCCACATGGAAGCACCAGCCGTCATGTTCATAAAGCATGGCTGAAGTGATTCGTCACCGATAATAGTTACTGTGCTTTGTGCATAGGCTTCATTAGATACAAAAGATACTGCCAGTATTGCTAATATTATATACCAGTACACATTCAATCATCAGCCGTTCTAGTATTAAGGTTGTTCGATAGGTTCAACTTCAATCAATACTGGTTCTATTTCTTCAGGCTGTACTGGAACTTCAGGTTCCTCAATTACTATTGGTGGTTCTTCACTAGGCATTATCATAACTGGATATGATTCCCTGTGTTCATCTACTATGCTTTGTGCAACTGAAGACAGTTTGTCATAGTCAACCTTGCCTGAGTCAACTGCCACACGCAACGACTCAGCGTCAGGGTACTGTTTCATTATAACATCATCACTAATCTGACCCAGTGATGGCATGGACATACCACCCATTATAGAGTCCAAGTGTCCACCGTCATAGACAATGTAGCCTATCGCACCTACCATGCCTATTGCCATAAAGATAGCTACAAACTTAATCCATGCTTGTTTGGAAGCGATAGGGGTATTGGTTACTTTCTTGTGTTCCATGTCGGTTCTTTGATATGAAGACACAACCGTACCCATGAATTTAGGGTCTGTTGCAATAAGGTCTTCTTGAATAAATTCTGACACCTTCTTTAACGGTGTAACGATTTCCCTTACGTCCAAGTGGTCTAGGTAGTTAATCATGTTCATGGCTTCCTTTGAATATCTTTCGTTAAGTTCAGTCTGTGCTTGAACTTTCTCATAGCCTTGAATCTTGTCAATAAGTTCAGACAACTTGTGTGACACAAAGTTGTCACGTTCCTTTGAACCAAGTATCTTGAATATGTTTGCCAACATACCGTCAACCTTTGGAAGCTTGTTTATCTCTAAAATAATTTCCAGTTCCTTTGAGTCCGAACTTAATGGCAAGTGATGTGTAATGTCATACTGTAATATTCTAAATGTCTTGACCATTGATTCTCTGTATTGTAATATTCTTCTGCCGTCAATCTTGAAGGCATAAACATCACCGTCAATGTCTGTGATAAAATAGTCACCGATAACGTGTTTGATTGGAACAAAATGTACTCGGTGTGAAGCGTCAGAAATAATTGCAGTTATCCACTTTGGTGACAGTAAATCTCTACCATGTAAAACGCCCATCTTATCATATTATCTTAGAGGTATCTATTTAATTATATCGCCCTATCCCGTAAAGGATAGGGGGAATAGTGAGGGCGACACTATTCAAATTTAGTTATATCAATGACTTTTTATTCTTTTTCTCTTGTTTTCTAAATGCTGAAAAACTTCCAGTGACACCTAACGCCCTATACTTTTTAGAGATTTCTTTATCGGCTTCTCTATACTTTTTAGAGTATTCCCTATGATACTTTTTAGATTTAGCCACTGTATAATTCAAAAGCCAATATGTTTTTAAAGTTATAGTAACCACAACATACAGGGCTATGATACCACAAAGCGAACCTGAACACAAGGACTTAGTTGACGTACTGGTTCAGTCCGTTCAACGCATAGAGCAAGTCCCACAAGAGGACGGTTCATTCGAAAAGTCTTTGGTAATTGACCCAAAGTCATTATACTACAAGACATTAATCGTAGCCTCGCCTCACCTCGCAAGGTTTGTTTTAGAACTAGAACAGTTTCAGAATCTTTCTACACAGTGTTACAACTTTATGTCAAGACACAAGGCTAACGCTTTGTCAGCACAAGTCAAAGAACTGGTTATTGCATACCAGTATTCAATAGATTCCAAATCATCAGAGTCCATCAGAGAAAACGGTTCTGCACAAAGTACCTTGATTGACAAGATTGCAAGAAACAAGATTGAACGTTCCTACCAAGTCAAGGGTGAGAAAAGACGTTCATTCCTTGACGCCATGATGGGTAAGGACAAAGATGAAGATATGGAAAATGACTAATGAAACATCTTAAAGAAACTGGAATGAGTTATCCACAGCATTTTAAACGTGCCATGTCTATGAGTCTAGCATTGTTTGTTCATGCTATCTATCCTAACGCATTTCCTACTTATGCTTCAGACAAGATGAATGAACAATAACTTGTTTCTGCGTATGTTTTAACGGCTTTCCACAACAAGGACAGTATGAATACATTGGTTCAGGTCTGTTAAACTTCAATCCCAGTCCTTCTCTAAATGTTTCTTTACGTCTTGCATTGTGTATTTCTTGTATTGATAGTTGTTGTTAGTCCACTTTCTTTTGGAATATCTTTTGTGAAAGCATACCTGACAAACATGAGTACCCTTGTCATGTACTAGATACTTTGCAACTTCCATACAGTCATAACAGATTTTCATCTTAATGATTCCCCTTTAGGTGACACCAGCAAATACAGGTCTTTTCTGAACAAAAGTTATGCAGTACACTTTTACACCTAGTTGAAATAAATTCGTCCAAACTACTCATCATTTACCACCCCTGACAGTTTCTTTCTTAACCTAGTTTTTTTTGGAACCAAGTCGTAATGTGTAGCTATTGCTTCCAGTGTAATCAGTTTCTTTTCCCTACACTTGTTTAGATACTTTAGACATGATATGACTTTGGGATTATACACTGTCATGCCCTCGACATACATATTGAGTTTGACGGCAGCTAACCATGTACCCTTACCCCATTTTTCCTCAGTTTCCTGACAGAACTGGTCAATAGGAACATCTGATTCTAATTCGCCTGAAGTTGTAGCTTCAGAGCATTTTGAACAAATCGGGTCTTGCCATTGTCTAGTTGGTGACACAATAAAGCGTAATGAATTTTCGTTCCAAAACAAGATAGGTATGAACGGTTTTCTGTATTCATATTTGAATAGGTTTCCATCTTTTGATATTTTCATAAGCCAGTATTTTTTGGTAATAGCCATGTGTCTGTACTTCTTAAAGTCCAGAATCTTTTGCTGGTATTTCTTACCAAACATATTAATCAAATTTTCATTCTCTGAAGAATCTACCGTTGTAATGTACTTAAAGTCAGCCGACCTGAGATATTTGTCAAGTCCCATAGAATAGTGATAGTTCATCATTACGATAATCTTAACGTCCCTTCCTTCGTCCAAATGTCTAATGGTGGTAACTGCTGATTTTACCATCTCAATTTGTTTCTTGTTTGCATTAGCACCCATAAACGATACATCATCAAATATCATAATGTAGTTAACTGGTTCCAATGCCAGTAATGTCTTCTCAAAGTTCAACAAGTCCTCTTTATACAAAACCTTAATCTTGTATTGCAAGTCTGCGTGTTTGTGTATGGCATGGGCTATGGACTGACTTAAAGTAGATTTTCCTGAGTGCATTGAACCAATAAGACCAATTCTACATACGTCAATTTCTGCACTAAAATTAATAATTTCCCTGACAGTTGCCAAAAAAGAATGATTTCTAACCATAGATATCCCCTTCCAATGAGTAGTCACTGGTGCTTTATTCTCACCTTTAACAGATAGTTTCTTTGTGGTTGTAGTTATTGGCATTATTTATCGCCCTCTTTATCATCTAATGAATTGTCAATATCACCCATTTCTTCATCACCCTTGTTCCAGTTATCATCTCTAAACTTTGCCATTTTGAATTCTTCTTCGTTTAGTAAAAGCCAACCCCATCTTTCAATCTCTATGTTAAACTTCATTCTGTCCATAAGTCCATTTTTTCTTTCAGGTGGGTCAGGTACAATTCCCAAGTATGTAGGGTTCTGAAGCATGGTTTGTGAAATGGCAGTAGTGTTCAACATATTCGTACTGTGACATTTTATACAATTCCATACTTTATTAAACGTTCGACCATACAACAAAGATTGCATACTGTTAGGCATTAACTCAAAAACCTGAACATCAGACTTGTCTATGGCTTCACTACAACTGCCACAAGCATAAGTTATCTCAGTCTTTGCCAGTTGCTCATAGTCTTGTGTTGATATTACAACTTGGTATTCAACGGGTAATAATGAGTTAATGCCGTTTAATGCACCATGCATAGCAGACCAGTTCTTAGTCTGTAAAGCATGAATGGCTTCGCCTCGATACCTAATAAAAGCAGTATTAATGTCTGGAAGTCTGGACTGTGGCATAGCATATCACCCTAGATTTGTTCATTCATGGCATGATATAAGATTTTGTACATAAAAGTCCGTTACATGGTCTATTTAGCATAATTTATTCCTAATCACGCCAAAAAAAATTTTTGTTTTCAAAAATACCTAATCTATACCGATTTTGAAAATTTGCACATAAACTCAGATATGCCTCAGGCACGGTGTCGCCTACATATAGAGAAGCCTATCATATATTCACTAGTAGACAATAAAATAGGAATTGATTGATTTTTTGGATTCGTGCCTAAAATCAACACTGAACCAGCTATTGTCTAGAACATTGTGTAGTCAAAAAGAATTGGTAACTTGGTAAAAAAAATTAACCAAATAGGGGGGGGTTAATTCATACAAACAGGACTTTAAAAAATACAAAGTCTACAAACAAAAACGACCCGAAAAATTTAGCCAAAATACCCCCCTTATTTGACTAAAGTTTTGATACTATGTATTTCTATATTTTAGTATAAGATTACAAAGGCTTAAATTAAAGTATAGAAATCTATATTGTATGAATACAAGCGATTCAATTTCAATGGGTGGCGACCTTAACGCCAATGGTCAAAGAATGGATATAGATTGGTATGGTCTTTTAAATCATGCTATCGCAATCTGTGACGACGCACAAGCTGAACTAAGCGAAGGCAATTTCAACAAAGCCGAGAAATTTTTAAAAATCGGAATCAATACAGCCAAAGCAGCTTTGAAAGGTATCAAAGGGGGTCAAAACTAATGACTTATAGAATATCAGAAAAAGACCTACGTGAAATAATATCTGATTTCTGTGATGAAACAGGTGTTAAGTTTCAATTACACTGTGCTTATGGTGCTTATGGTGTACAAATAAGACTACCTAATTCGGGTGGGTGTGTATCTGATTTTATCGGACTAGGTACAAAAAAAGAAACCTTTGAAAAATTACAAACAATTAGACGGTTCTTTTGTAATACAGACAGCCGTTTTAATCGGGATAAGGTGGCACTTTGTCAGCATAGAGATTCATTAAATCATTATGAAGGCAAAAAAAATGTAAGTGTCATAAACCATTACACCGAAAAAAAGAGAGGAAAGAACGTAGATGTTTTTTATTGTTGTGGGTGTGGTAAAACAGATTTAACACAAAAAGACCTAAAAAAATCTGAAATCCCTATCACATATAGAGGGTTAAGAACTCAAATAGAAAAAATAGTTAAGGAGTCTGAACAATGACTAAACACATAGTTTTTCAAGGAGAAAAAATCCCTATTGAATTTTATAAAAATGGGGAATGTATAACTCTAAATGAAAACAAAAAGGATTATCCTGATGAAGTAAATCAGATACTTTACAAAAAATATCCAAAAGTTAGAGTCATTGAACATAACTCTCATTATAATGAGAGAATTGAGGACGATACCCAATGAACGACAAAGACTTGGAAAATCTGTACAAATTAAACCTTGATTTATTTGATTCATGGTCTGAACTGTACGATATAGAAACAGACCCAGAAGCTAAAGAAGCCATGAAAAAACATCTTGATTCAATGGACTTAGTATTGGGCTGGGTTGAAAAAACCTTAGAATACAAGGACGAAACTGTGAGGACTTTAAGATGAAAAAATGCAGAAATTGTAAAAAGGGAATCTTAGAGGGGTTTTATCTTTTTACAAAGTGTCCTTACTGTGGGGTTGAAACATGAGGTATATCAAAAAATATTCTGTTAAAGAATGGAATCGATTTGATATTGACATGCAAGAAATACTTTGTACAAAATATAATATCAGATTGATTGACTTTCAAACAAAAGAAGAAATAAGAAACCAGCTTGAAAAACAATTCATTCCCTTAGTTGGTGAGGCTAAAAGAAAGTCTAAAGAACGTAAGATTCAAATCCTTAAAAAAACTGGTCATGTAATGGGCGAGATAGCAGTTGGAACACTTGCAATGATTCAAGCTTTCAGTTCACAACCAGCACCAAAGAAAAAAAGGAAGCGTAGGAAATGACTTTAGTTTGTAAGAATATCTGTCTGCACCCAGAATATGCACATAAAAAAATAGTAAGGGATTTGGCAAATACACCATACAAAAAATGTTCAAAGTGCTGTCTTTTCATAAAGTATGATGGGATTTGGTGTCCTTGTTGTGGTGTCAAACTATCCAAAAGGGCAAAGAATACTATTGCAAGACGTAGGCGTTTAGAATTATGAGGTGTAGGACTTGTTCTAAAATTCAACGTTCTAGGAAAAAACGACATTGTTGGACTTCTCGTATGGAATGTGCATTGTGTCATTATGGCATGGCTGGTGTTTCAGGAAAATCTTATATCAAATCAGCAAGGTTTGATTAGTATGACGAAGCGTTGGCATATTTGTACAAAATGTAAACCAAAAGACCCTACTTCTTCTTAGTCTTTTTTTTGTAAGACTTTGGAATAGTTCTTTTGTAGGATTTTCTACAATGTCCTTTAACAGTGGTCATTTCTTTTTTGGTTTTGCCTTAAAGTGGCTACCAACTTTTACGTGACCTTTGTTGTGTGGTTTGTGTCCTTTCTTAAATGGCATAATTATGTACAAAAACAAATACTATAAAAAGACTACCATGCCTCTTTGACTGATTCAAGACTGGCTTTCAAGTAATGGTCAACTGTCATGGAAGGTTTTGAATGTCTGAGGTGTTTTGAAATGACTGGTATTGTAGAAGCTTTTTCGCCATGAGTTCCGTTTAACATTTCTTTGCCTATTGATTTTCTAAACAAGTGAGTGATTACTTTTTCACCAATTTCAGATTCATTACTTTGCCATGCTGAAATATCCAAATCAATACCTATTCTTCTACACCAGTGATACACCCTATCGTATGTTAGTCCATCAAATAACCTACCTTTTTCCTTGACAGATAACCAAAGTGTTAGTTCATCTACAAAAATATGAGGAATATGTGCTGTATCTTGTTTCTTTGTCTTGGTTTTACCTAGATAAATTTCCCTGTCAATTAGATTAAAGTTTTCTTTTTTCAAAAAAATTGCCTCGTTAGCCCGTAACGCACAGTAATACATTGTCTTATAGAGCATTTTAATGTCTTCATCTTTCCACTTGCGAATACCAAGTATCGGAATATAGTCAACAATCTTTTCAAAAGTTTCGGGGGAAATATAATTTACTTTATCTTGCATTAGAAAACTCTAGCTTTTCTGCCATGCTTACATTTTGTTTTGCCACAAGCAGGGCAACGCTTTCCAGATTTTACTGTGTAATCACTTGTTACACCGTACCCATAGCCACCGATAGGCATTAGCATATACCCCCTGAAAAATACATTCCAAATGCTATACCTGTACAGGCACCAGCGATACCGTATAAGACTAGTAGTTTTTTTAATTTGTTACGTTTAATCTGAACTAAATCCTGAGGTGTATTGTCCCATCTGTCCATGATTTATACTAAATGATGTTATATTTAATGTATTTTATCTGACGGCTGGAAGCTTCCTTTTGCACAGTCAGCGTCATACAACTCATGTAACTTTAGATGTTTTTCCTCGTCTAATTCTGCGTGTCCAGTATAGCCATAAGTCGTTTCTTCTTGCATATAGTAGAACAGTTTGTCACAAGACCATGAGTGGAAAAACTCTGTCTCTTGGTCATACATAGTCCAGACAGTAAGGATAACTGCCAGTGAAATACCCATTACAATAAAGCCAGTGTATTTGTGCAAGATTCTTTTCCATGTAGGAAGTTTGTCATACCTGTTGTTAAATTTCTTAACCAAGTCCCAACATCAATCCCTTGTTATTTTCAATGGCTTCTCTTAACCAGTTCTGATAGACTAAGGCTGGTGAGTCACGCCAGTTCCTATCGTTGTGAGGTGTAGGTTCCTGATGAACTACTGTGTTTTCTAACACATCAATCTCACCGTTACAGTCATTAACTGCATACTTCACAGCCTGTTTGATTAATTCAATGTCAGGTGCTACAATTATCTTTTTACAGTTTGGTGTCTGTTTGAAGTTTTCCCATGTGGTATAACTTGACTGATTAAAACTTCTTGAATTGTCAGAACCAATTACTGACAGTGTAGTAAACTTACTTGCCTGAATCTCAATGGCGATTGACTTTGATTGGAACGGTGCGTCAGGGTCAACCATTACCAAGTCATAGTTATCTTCGGTTTCATAGAATTTCCAATGCCTGTCCATGATACCTACACGCTTAACGTCATAACCCATGTCAACAAAATGACCTGAAGCAGTAGGGTTTGTAGTGTCAAACAGTTCAACCAACTCACGATAGGTAGGGCAGTTGGTGTATAACCCATGTTCAATCATGGTCTGACAGTTCTTGCTCAGACTGATTGACACGTTTGTATATCTGTCAGGATTGGAATTTGCCTTTTGTATTTTCTCAAAGTCGCCTTCCATTTTTTCTAACAACACTTTGGCAGTTTCCAAATCATGTTCCATTGAGTCATATTTTGTTTCAATTTTTTTTAAATCTTGAAACTCGTCACGCCATAAGTTTTTGGATTCTAAATATTTTGAATAGTAATATGATTTCATAGCCTGAGTTTCCTCATTTTCATACTTGTTATCCCATGACTTGTACTCGACAAACAAGACATTCATCTTTACTTCCTTATCTCTTTTCTCTGTCTTTAGTTCTTCAAACTCTGCTTCCAGTTCTGCAACCTTTTCAGTTTGTTCATCAATGTCAATCTGCAAGTCAGTAAGTGCGTCAGCGTTACCCAACATCATTAAAAATATAACTTCAATCATCTACAATATCACCCAAGTACCAAAAGTGTTTCTGACTTTGGTGTTTATACCTATCATCTTCTTCAAACATTTCTCCACATAACTTGCACCTTTGCCATTTATACCTCATACCTTACAACCTCTCGTCTGTGCCTAGCCGTCTTACTTCGTGACTGGAATCTCAAATGAGAGTTGAAACAGTTTGGATTAGGACACATTGTTAATTTTAATTCCTTTGGATAAAGTTGATTACATTCCATACAAATTGACTGAGTATTATAATCGATTCGTGGTCTAGCCATGCCCTGAATATATCAAACTATACCCATATTTAAATACGAGGTATGTTCATTTTTGCCCGTCTTTTTGCTTTCACTGTCTTTGGCTTGTGTCTTAATTTTTGATTACAGTCTGGACACCTTAGTTTATCTTTAGGATATTTTTTCATGGTTCGTTCTGAACAGCCGTTACAATACGAATATTTTGAATAATCTCTACCTGACACTTTTTTTACCCCCAAAGTAGTGACACGCACCACAGTGCTGTGACGCAACCCAACAATGATATTCGTTTACAACCTTGCCACATAACTTACACCTCATGTTTCGTCACTTTCCTCTAACGTTGTTTGCTGTGGTTCCCTAAACTCAATGTTAAGCCAAATTCTTTCATGGTCTGACTTTGAATCCTCATAGTATTCTGAAAATGCCTTGCTGAATTTTCCCATACCCAAAGGAACCTCGCCCTTTTCAAACATTATTTTTTTGTAAAACTGATATGTGTCACGCTTTGAACGGCTTCCGTTTGAATCAATAATATGATTCTCAACAAACCAGTTCAAAGGGTCGGAATTTTCATTCCATAATTTCTGAACTGTCTTCCAGTCCTTAGGATTTGTGAATCTGTTTGAGTCATAAAGTTTCTTTGCAACATGACAAAGACATGAGAAAACCAAATCCATTTCCTCTGTCTTTTCCAGCAGTTCCTTTTTCAAGTTGTCATTTTTCTGTGGGTCTTTCTCAAAGTTTCTTTCCCACTTTACCAAAATCCAACGTCTGAAAAATCCCTGTGACTGGTCAAAGACTCTGGGAAACTTGTTACATGAAAATACCAAAGTGGCAAAAGGGTACAGGTCAAAACCGTTCTTGTTTTTCAACTGTGCGTGAACTGGTTCGCCTGAAGACAAGTCCTTGATAATACCAGTATGATACAGTTCGTTTCTTTCCAAGTCAGAAAATATGTTTGCGTGTTTTCCGTCAAGTCTTGCACTGGCGAATTTGTCTTCAGCCAAAACCTGTAACGGAATATGTGAAACATTGTCCCTTCCAAGTATTGCAGAAAGATAGTCAAGACATACTGACTTTCCATTGGCACCGTTGCCTAGCATGATAAAGCTTCTTTCGTCAATCTGTTTTCTAATAATTGTCGAAGCCATCATTTCCAAAACTGAAAGCATTGATTCCTCGTCAACAACATACTCATGTGTAAAAGAAGTTTCCAAAAACTTCCAAAACAATGTGTGTTGAAGATTTGACTTTAGTGAATTAAACAAATCTTCTTCAAATTCAAACTCAGGCTTGACAAAATTACATGGCATTAGAACTTTAGACAAAATAAGGGGGGTATGTTCGGCAAGATTCATGGTTTCTAAATTTAATATCCCGTTTTGTACGACTAGGGTGTCAAAGTCCTTGTCAAAATGGTCTAAGGTTTCATAGGTTCTTGATTTTATTTTGTCAATAACTTCAGACTTGTCTGACTTTGTACATTCAACAATCTGAATTTCAGTTTCCTGTTTGATTACTGACTCACAATTCTTGGAATCATATATCTTGCCATTAAAGTAGTAGATAGTATCTGTTTCTCTAGCAGTTTGAAAATTATATTTGTCAATCAGCCTTGTTGCAATAATATCAATTCTGTCCTTATGCTCATGTTTTACGGTTTCCAAAGTCTGAGAATCAAACTTTAACTTGTCCATAAACGAAACTGGTTCCATAGAGGTTGTTGCATTTCTTCCATGTGACAGACTAGGACATTGACAAAATGTTTTCATTCCGTTAGCGATATAGTTTTTCTCACATTCATCATGTGCCTTCCAGTCACCCCCGTCCTTGCAATACTCACATAGAATCAGTTTTTTTAACTGTGGTTTGTTAGGATTTGCTGGACACAGACCACCCTTAGTACAGTTTTCATACTCATCTTTAAGACAAAATTCACAATTCGTAATAGTTTTATCATCTGGGTTTATAGTCATTGTATCGCTTCCTTTTCTGTGGTAAGACTGGAATCGTCAATACTAGGGGTTTCCTCATTACCCCTAGTATATTCAACCAAGAATTTTATCATAAGTGCCTCAATGAGTCTTGACCTTGTTTGGTCAGATACTTCAGCGTCAAATGCCTTTACCACTTCAATATTTAGTGAATAATTCTTAACTACTTTCAATATTTATCTATATTTTGTTGATTTAATAAATCTTACCTAAGTAAGTCAGTGTTTTATTTAAAGTATAATGAGTTTACGGGACACAATTTCATCATTAACTTTGTTGGAAATCAGTTCTAAGAAAGTTAATAGAGAAAAAGTGTCCCGTAATTATCATGGGACACCTAAGTAAGTTTACTAACATAATGGCTACACCAATGAATGTCCCAGTTTACTATAATGTTAAATAGATTATAACAAGTCTTAGTTTAAGTTCGCTGATTAGATTAAATTCATCACGAACCAAACCTTTCAAGGTGAAAGAATGTAGATACATCATCACCTTTAATTAGTAATAAAATAATATAGATTTGAGTATTAAGATTGCGTTAATATTCCTTGTACACCCTAGAATGAAGCCCTCTAGGGGTTAAAATTACATTCAACACAAGGATAATTCATAATTCTTTGCCTACATCTTTTACAGGTCTTGGCGTTTACAGACAGGTTAAACCAGCTCATTTCTCATGTGCCTCATGTGTGCAGTTGCAACGGTAGGTACACTGTCTGTCTTGGTGTGTACCATTCTGACAGGGTAAACAATTACAGTTCATAACAATACACTATATTATTCTATATTAAAAGTTTGGTGGCGTCAATGCGGTCAAAACGTAACCCTGCTGTGCTTTCCCTGAGAGTATGACACAGTTCTAGCCACCTAGACTTAGTATAGGTATATACAATCTTATAAAGATTACTCATACTTTCTTTCAAAAACTTTCCATTTTGAACCTTGTTTCTTTACGTTCAAAACGAT